CAAAACAACTCAACCTTAGAACATCAGTATCAGTTAAACGGACTTAGTTTAGTAGAATCTTGGATAGTAGAAGATAAGGTACACGATAAAAGTGTAAAATATGGTATGGATTTACCGCTTGGTACTTGGGTAGGTGCTGTAAAAGTCAATAACGAACAAATATGGCAAGAGTTTGTAAAAACAGGAAAAGTAAAAGGTTTTAGTATTGAGGGTTACTTCGCTGATAAAATGGAAAGACCTAAAGAGGCAATTAAAGATTTTAGTAGTGATAAATTACTACAAGACTTAGACCAACAAGAAGCAGAGTATTTATTAGGTCAAGTAAAGGCTATTATTAAAAACGATAAAAGATATAGTAGTGGTAAAAAGACAACTTTAGAAAGTTACTCTGATTATCCAGATGCAGTTAAGAACAATGCTAAAAGAGGCATAGACCTAAACAAAAAAGTAAACAATAAGTGTGCTACAGAAGTAGGTAAGATAAGAGCTCAACAATTAGCACAAGGTAAAGCGATAAGTGAAGAAACAATAAAGCGTATGTACTCTTATTTGTCAAGAGCTGAGGAGTATTATGACGAAAACGATAAAGAAGCCTGTGGTACTATATCTTATTTATTGTGGGGTGGTTTAGCTGGTAAAAGATACGCTGCTAAAAAACTAAAAGAGTTTGGAGAATTAAGCTTAGCATCTATGGTAATCAATGAAGATTTTGCAATAATAGATGATAGACTTGCGTATGCAACACAAGAGAAAGCTGAAGAAATGGCTAAGAATATTGGTTGCAAAGGTTTTCATACACACGACTTTGAGGGTAAGACTTGGTATATGCCTTGTGAAACTCATATAAAGGACGAAATGTATGGTAAATGTCCTAAGGGTTTTAAAAAGAAAAATGGTAAATGTGTAAGAATGGCTGAGGTAGGAGAAAGAGGTGGCATTAGAAAAAGTCCTAAAGCACCAAAGAGCGATACACCAAACCCAAACCCTAAAGGCAAAGGAACAGCTAAAGGCGATGCCTCAACAAGTAGAGGTGCAAAAGTATCTAAGGCAGATGAGGCTACACTAAAAAAAAAGTCTGATGACTTTAATGAAAGATATAAAGACAAATTAGGATATGGTGTCAATGTAGGAATGCTTAAAACAGTATTTCAAAGAGGCTTAGGTGCTTTTAATGTTTCACGAAGTCCAAGAGTTAGATCGGCTTCACAATGGGCATTTGCTAGAGTAAACGCCTTTTTGTATTTAGTAAAGAATGGTAGACCACAAAATGCAAAGTACAAAGGCGATAACGACCTTTTGCCTAAAGGACACCCAAAGAGTGACAAAAAATAAAAATCAAACAAAATGACAAATAGAGAAAAAGCACTAAAATTAATTAACGAGTATTTAGCAAAGCAAGAGCCACAGAAAGTAGAGTTGGCTTTAGATAGTGAATTAAAAAGTATTGAACAAAAAGCACAGAGCATATTTAATGATGGGCGTAGAGATGCAGAACAAGAAGTTTTGAATGGTGCTGGTAAGATGGAACAAGCAAAAAGAAAATTACAAAAATTATTAAAAGAAATAGATGACGCTTACGCAAGAGGCAAAAGAGTTGCAAAAGATATAGGTGTAGATTTAGATAGTACAACTGTTGGTAAAAATTTTAAAGAAGCTTTTTCAGATGTCAATGATTATATAATTTCATCGCAAAAAAGAATTGATAAATTAAGAAAATTTAGACTGTAAATAATGCGTAAGGTAGCGATACAATGAGAAAACTATTTAAAAGATTTATAACACCAAGTAAAACAAGTCCTAAAGGTGGTCGCAGAGGATGTCTTTGTGAGGATAACACTTACAAGATAGAGTGTTGTGATGGTAGCCTTAGAGCACAAGGTATAGGAAAAGTATAAATAAAAATGCAAAATTAATTTTTAACACTTATATATTAATATGAATACAAATGATATGATTAGTAAAATCAAAGAAGTTGTAGGCTTATCTGAAGAAGTTAAGTTAGAACAACAGACGTTAGAAAACGGAACTGTATTAGAAGCAGAAGCGTTTGAAGCTGGTAAAGAAATCTTTATCGTAACAGAAGATGAAAAGGTAGCTGTACCAGTAGGTAAATACGAAATGGAAGATGGTCGTATGTTAGTAGTAGCAGAAGAGGGAATTATTGCTGAAATTAAAGCAGAAGAAGAAGAAAAAGAAGAGGTTGAGGCAAAAGAAGAAAAAGAAGAAATGTACGCTACTAAAAGAGAATTAGCTGAGGTCAAAGAAATGATTGAAGAAATCAAAGCTATGTTAGAGCCTAAGGAAGAAATGAGTGCTGATGATTTAGGAAATCTTATGACTGAGGAACTAGCTAAACAAGAGATGTTAAGCGAAGTGCCAAAAGAAGTACAAGAGGAACTAAGCAAGCCAGCTGCTGAGCCTATTAAGGCTAACCCTGAGGCTGAAACAAAAAATACTGGAGGTTATAGATTTGCAAACAAAAGAGCAAAAACTACAGCTGATAGAGTAATGGATAGAATATTAAAAATTAACAACTAAAAATAAAATAAAATGAGTGTAACAATTACAAGTTCGTATGCTGGAGAATTTGCTGGAAAATATATAGCTGCAAGTTTATTAGCTGCGAAAACAATCGATGATGGTGCTATCACAGTATTACCAAACATCAAATATAAAGCTGCTATGAAAGTAGGTGCTTTTTCAAACTTAATTAAAGGAGCAAGTTGCGATTTTGACACAGCTACTTCAAGTTTGGCTTTAACTGAAAAAGTTTTAACTCCAAAAGAGTTACAAGTAAACTTAGACATTTGTAAGAAAGATTTACATAGTGACTGGGAAGCTGCTCAAATGGGATATTCTGCTTTTGATAATTTACCTCCACTATTTAGTGATTTCGTAATTTCAAGAGTTGCTGCTGAGGTTGCTTCTGCTACTGAAACTTCAATTTGGGATGGTGCTTCTGGTGCTGATGATTTTGATGGACTTAGAGCTTTAGCTTTAGCTGATGGAACTGTAAATGATGTAACAGGTACTGCTTCAACATCTGCTAACGTTGTTGCTGAGCTAGGAAAAATAGTTGATGCTATTCCAAGTGGAGTATATGGTGCTGATGATTTATTTATTTATGTATCACAAAATATGTTCAAAAACTATGTAAGAGCTTTAGGTGGATTTGCTGCTACAAATAGTGGTGTAGATGCTAAATCACACACTTTTTATAATGGAGGTGAGCTATCTTTTGATGGTGTTAAATTATATCCAACAAGTGGATTAAGAAACAACTGTGCAATCGCTGCAAGACAATCTAACTTATTCTTTGGAACTGGTCTTTTAGATGACAGAAACGAAGTAAGAGTTATAGATATGGCCGAAAACGATGGTAGCCAAAATGTAAGAGTAGTTATGCGATATACTGCAGGTGTACAAATCGGAGTAGGTGCTGACGTAGTTCTTTACGATTAATAAAAACAATTAACTAACATAAAGAGGGTGGGCAAAACTGCCTGCCCTTTTTTATTAAATTATAAAATATGGCTTTT